GTCGGTACGTCAAAGATGGGCGGTACAGAAACGAAGTGATCCCGTCCGAGGGATTTCGCACGTTTTTTGCGTTCTGCCTGTGCCGCATGAAAGGTTTCTGCATCAATGATCGGCGGATAAAAGGAATCCCCAAGGTATCGACAGTTCGCCAGCATCTTACTGACCGTGCCGTGATAAGTGTCAATTCCGGCTTCTTTCGCCGCTTTGACCAGTGCCATACCGGAGAGATAATTGTTATAAAGCATTTTCAGTTTCGCAGCGGATGTCTCATCAACTACGGCAATACCGTTTTCGATCCGGTAGCCAAAAGGTATGTGTCCCATCTCACCCCAACCTTTCTCTCAATGTCAATCCGCATTTCAATTCAAATCCGATCTCGTTCCGCTTGAAGACCACAATCCGGTTTACAAATTTCACGAACAATTCTTTATCGAACGCCGTAAGCATTTCCGCATTTTCAGCGTACCTCAGAAGTGCCATTGTCTCATTCACCTTAGAGGTATCACCCGTCATCGTGCGGTTCAACATAGCAATTTCCTCGCGGTATTCCTGTGCCTGCATCATCAGAGCGTTGTTTTCTTTGCTGAAAATGATGTGATCGATGTAGCCCTGAGTCCGCAGACAGGACAAGGTTTCCCGCTGTTCGGTGTTCTTGAACAACAGACTTTGCAGTTCGCTGATCCGCCGCAGACCGTAATCTGTAGTGGTCTTTCGTAATTCCGTTAGGTAAGGACGCAGAACACATCGGTGTGCGAAAATCAACTTGTTCATCATGGTAGCGAAGGCAAGCTGAATCTGGTCATCCTGAAGGTACTGCATGGAACATTTCTGCGTATCCGCCAGATGAGTCTTGCAGCACCACGCAACATAACAGCAATCGCCATTCTTGTGAATTCTCCGCTTGAAGGTGTTTCCGCATTCAGCGCAGACGATTATGCCAGAGAAAACATATCGGTTCTGGTATTTATCAGAACCTTTTTCTATACGTTTCTCCGTCGAACGCTGTGCAATGATAGCCGCTACCGCATCAAAATCCTCCCGGCTGACAATCGGTTCGTGGTGATCGAGCACCATATACTGATCCCTCTCACCTCGGTTGGCGTGGCGGGTGAACTGGTCATCTGTGTAGGTCTTCTGGAAGGTCACATCGCCGACATACTTCTCATTGACCAGAATCCCTTGGATCGAGCTTTCTGACCAATGCTGTCCCTTTGCTGCAGGAATACCGAGTTCGTTCAGCTTTTTCGCAATACTAGTCGAACCGCTTCCTGCCAGTGTTTCTGCAAAAATCATCCGTACCACATCCGCCTGTTCCGGTTCAACGACCATTTCCTCACCATTCCATTTGTAGCCGTATGGCGGACTGCTAAGTTTGTATGTACCATTCTGAAACCTCTTCTGTGTGGACCACTTCACATTCATGGAATTCGAGTGGGATTCGTCCTCTGCCAGACTGCTGTACAAGGTAATGTACAACTCACTATCCATCGCGGAGGTGTTGATGTTCTCCTTCTCGAAAAAGATCGGGATGTTCAGATCAAGCAGTTTCCGAACCATCTCCAGACAGTCCGCTGTGTTTCGACTGAACCGGCTGATGGATTTGGTCACTACGAAGTCAATTTTCCGTGATTCACAGTCTGCCAGAAGTTGAAGCAAACCTTCACGCTTGGTCATTTTCACACCGGTAATCCCTTCATCGTAATACAGTCCTGCGTATATCCAGTCGGCATGGTCGTTGATATACTTCTCGTAATGTACCATCTGGGTTTCGAGACTCTCAAGTTGTGCTTCGGAGTCCGTGGACACCCGGCAGTAAGCGGCAACGCGGAGTTTTTTCTTTTTGTTTCTGGTATTCGGTTGGATTGTTGTGACCTTTGGCATAGTGATACCTCCCCTCATCAGTGATGTATATTACCTCTGTAGTGCAATATAATCAAGTCAGTTTCGGCATAATTCTGCCGAGTAAAGGGGAGAAAGATTCGCGGTTTTTTGCCGTGATTTTGTTGAATTCTGCTTCTGTGATGAGTCCTTTGGTGAGAAGTTTTTTCGTGATCTGTTGCGTAAGAATGTAGTTGTATTCGTTCTGCGGATTCAGCGGATTTTCGTCTTTCTGATCGGTGATTTTTTCTTCATCCATATTTTTGCCTCTTTCTGAGAGTCTGCCTCTCAAGATACAGCCATGGCAAACAGGTATTTCGGGGGTACGAAGGCAAAAAAATAGAGCCTACCGGAGAAAATTTCCGATAGGCTTCAAATGTCATATCACTTCCATGAATCGCTTCAAGATAACGCAGAATTGCTCACGTGTCACCGGACTGTGAAGCATGAGATCACCTTTTTCATCCCCTTTGAGCAGACCATTCCTGATTGCCCAGTTCACCGAATCCTTCGACCATTCAGCGGCGGTGTTATCGAGTTTCACGGTTTCCTCCAGCTCCAATTCCGCCTTCACCTCCGCACGGAAGGTGTCCATGTTCTTGCCGAATTTCGTGAACCAGTGCATCACGTCCGCATGATTGGAAGCAATCCCTCTCGCATGACCTTCGCTGTGACAAATGATATCCTTCTCGGTCAGGTCGAACTGCTGGCAGAGGTAAACGCAAAGTTCCACGGCTTCACGATACACCTTGCCGGATGTGGTACCGCCCATGAAGAAACTGTAGTTGCCTCCTCCGACAGTACGGTTGACAGGCTTATCTCGGGAACGGAACAGGCTTGTGAATATGGACATTTGTTATCTCCTTGAAAATGGATATAAGAAAAGCACCTACCTTGCGATAGATGCTTTACAGGATATTTGCTATTCTTCCATGTTGCCGACAATGATGTCGATCATCTGTCTCGGCGTAACGACAAAGGGTTCTTCCGGGAAATGCTTAAGGTTTCCGGTTACCAGATACGCATCCTCCGTGTTCCGTTCCTCCATGACCACTTCATAAAAGACACGGTCTTTGGGATCGGGAAGTTCGATTTCAAGTTCAGGTGCATCAATATAAATACCAAGCCGCTCGATTTCACTGACAACCGTATCAATGATATCTTTCGGGAATTTGAATTTCGGTCGGCTGAGCACATCCCGGTATTCACGGACAATATGTTCGTTCAGCACGGGAACAATCGTCCCGCTGAACGTGAATTCGAGGACATTTCCGGGAACGGAATTCCACTTCAGCATAGCGGAAATCAGTACGTTGGTGTCAATGACAGCATAATAAACCATGCCATGTCCTCATTCCCGTGCCGCCGCGATTTCCGCATTGATTTCTTCCAGAGACATATCTGTGATGCCGTTTTCCTCGGCGATACGGCTTGCTTTCTTCATCGCTTCCAGACCGGGATTTTCCGGAACCGTATCGAGTTTCACAGAGAATGGAATTCCGTTTTCCAGAATCAGACGGGATACGCACATCCGGAGATAGGTCTGAAGGTCGATGCCGAGTTTTTCGCAGATCCCCATTGCCTTGATTTTCGCGGTTTCATCCGCACGGAACTGAATAAAAGAAGTTGCCATAGTATTTGCCTCCCTGTAAATTTCTTCACCTATAGTATATCACAATTTGATTACTTTTGCAATCACCTGATGTGAAATTTGCAGGCTGTTCATAAAAACAAAATACCTCGGCTGTCATACACACTTTCAGACATATCATTCCCACAGCGGATCGCTCTGTCCAACGCCATAATCGTGGCAACGGCACCGTCGATCTTCTCTGTGGATTTTTCTTTGTCCGGCTTGATGTTGCCCGCCGGGTCGGTGCGGATGAAGATATTGTCCATCATCCAGTGAAGTACCGGATGTCCGCCATGGACAATCTTTTCCTCAAGTACCAACTTCATCAGCTCCTTCGTCGGCGGGGACATATCCTTGAATCCCTGTCCGAACGGAACGACCGTGAATCCCATACCTTCAAGGTTCTGCACCATCTGCACGGCTCCCCAGCGGTCAAAGGCAATCTCTCGGATATTGAACCGTTCACCGAGTTTTTCGATGAAATTTTCGATGTAGCCGTAGTGAACCACATTTCCTTCGGTGGTCTGGAGATAACCTTGCCGCTCCCACACATCATACGGGACGTGATCCCGACGTACACGAAGTTCGAGGTTGTCTTCGGGAATCCAGAAATACGGGAGAATTACATACTTGTCATCCTCGTCTTCCGGCGGGAATACCAGAACGAACGCCGTGATGTCCGTGGTAGAGGACAGGTCAAGACCGCCGTAGCAGACTCTGCCTTCCAGATCATCTTCATTCACAGCAAACGAACATCGGTCCCACTTGTCCATCGGCATCCAGCGTATCGCCTGCTTGCCCCATTGGTTGAGTCGCAGCTGACGGAAGGCATTCTCTTCGCCCGGGTTCTGCTTGGCGGATTCGCAGGCATCCCGAACCTTGTCAATACCGACCGTGATACCGAGAGAAGGATTCGCTTTCTTCCAGATTTCGGGATCAGTCCAGTCATCGGATTCGTCCGCACCATAGATCACGGGATAGAAAGTATGGTCGATTTTTCTGCCTTCAATGATATCCTTCGCTTTCTGGTGAATCTCATAGCAGATAGACTTCGTATCGTTACCCGCTGTCGTAATCAGAAAATACAGCGGCTGCATTCGTGCATCACCGGAGCCTTTCGTCATGACATCGAACAGCTTACGGTTCGGCTGCGTGTGCAGTTCATCGAACACTACGCCGTGGGTATTAAAGCCGTGCTTGTTGCCAACATCAGCGGAAAGCACTTGATAGATACTGCCGGTCGGGATATAAATCAGCCGTTTCTGCGACTCCAGAATCTTTACCCGCTTCGAGAGAGCCGGACACATCCGAACCATGTCGGCGGCTACGTTGAAGACAATGGACGCCTGCTGTCGGTCAGCGGCACAGCCATAAACTTCCGCACGTTCCTCACCGTCACCGCAGGTCAGCAGTAATGCGACAGCGGCGGCGAGTTCGGATTTGCCTTGTTTCTTCGGAATTTCGATGTATGCGGTATTGAATTGACGGTAACCGTTCGGCTTGATCGTTCCGAAGATATCGCGGATGATTTTCTCCTGCCAGTCGATCAATTCAAATGGTTTTCTCGCCCATGTGCCTTTGGTGTGGCACAGGCTTTCGATGAAGGTAACGGCGAAATCCGCAGCGGTTTTATCGTAGTGGGAATCCTCCGCCATGAATTCCGTAGGCGTGTATTTCTTCAGCTTACGAATAGGCACCACCTCCAAAATGGCATAAAAATAGCCGCTACCATACTTGGTGCGACCGTCGTATACGAGGAACAGAGCCTCTCGGCTCATGCTCCGTTGTCTGTTTTCAGTTGTAATCCTTCATCAGGATCGCCAGGGCGGTTTCGGTGTCTGCATCAACCGGTTCGATGTCCCACTCTCTGTCGTAGTTGCACACGATTTCGCCGTTCCTCTTAAGCATCAGCTTGGAAATCCGTCCTTCGTCGATGCCGAACCGGGAACCTTCCTCGTAATGCTTGACCCAGTAATGGAAAATGCTTTTGCCGATTCTGATCGTTCCTTCGTTCCACATAATTCTGTCCTCCGTGTTGTGTGTTGTTTTCCTTTCGGTACACACATATTACCTCTAACTCGGTAGAATAGCAAGTCATATCGGAGATATATACTACACAATCATTCGGAGGGGAAACTGTGGATTTTACTGCTCTTCCCCCACTGAATCCGCCACACCTTGTTTCAGAATCTGCGGCTCGAATTCGCATTCATGGTAGCCGTCCAGAATGGTTTTGTAGTAGAATGGGCTGGGCATTCCGAGCGGTCTGCCGTCGTTCATGATGTACGCCATCGCCTGTACCTTCCGTCTGCCAAGTTTGACCGTTACGTTCTCCTTCCGGTAAAGGAACGGCCAGCCTTCGTAACGGTCGAGTGCCGACTCGTCCGCCGCCGTGATTGCCCACAGCAGAACCGGTACGCTGCCGCCTTCGTATGGCTCTACGGTTGCAACAGCACCGCCGTGTCCGCCTCTGAAAAGCAGTCGGTAGTTCTTCAGTTCACTGGTACCGAGGATCGTTGCTGTCGGGCAGCGGTATGCCATCTGGTCGAGGTTCAGGTTGCTTCCGTATGCGAGATAAATTTTGGGATACATTATTTCTTCCTCCTATGTTCGAGGGTTCGTGACCCTTCTACCACCACAAGGGCGGTCATGCCGCCTTTATGGGTTTGCGGGGTCTGTCCCCTCGGTCAGCCTTTCTGCTTGCCGCCGTTCCTTCAAGCGGCGGGGGTGCCGAATCTCCATGCCGCCGATCCGTCAAGGTGCTTTGTGA